CTGCTAATATACAGAGGTTCCCGCTTAGTGTCAGGATCCCTGCTGCAAGCGTCATTCCGTATATTACATATCCGAAATCCGTGCTCATTCCGTACCGTACTTTGGTTTCCAGTCCCTGTGCTCCTCGATAGATGACGGGTTAGGTACACCGATAACTTTTCTAATAACTCTCTGGCGTATCTTCTTGGAAAGTGCGTCAAACGTAAGCTGGCCCGCACTGTACAATTCCCGCGCCGCCTGTAGAGTAAATACGCCTTCTGCCGTCACTACAAAAGTAGTCACTTGCGTTCCTTGTCTTGTCTCTTTCAGTCCTAAAACTCTCATGATTCTCCTGTAGGTATAGGCGCAATGTAATGTACAACCCGCGCGATTATTTTTTGCCGTATGCTGTTGTCTTTTATAGGGGAGTAGTCCAGCCCTCCTCTTTTGTGGATCCGCTGCGCCTCCTTCAATGGTACTTTACCGTTATCCGTGTGTATCATTCTTCCTCATCCTTTCCATACCAAGCGCCATCAAGTTCATAGCCACAACCACAAGAGCGTTCTCTGGGCTCGTCCCAGCCGCCGTATACATGGATAGGCTGTTCGCACTCTTCGCAGTATTTACCTTTGTCTATAAGGTCTTGGAGTTTACCCTCTTCTCTTGTCATGCTCATTTTTTATCCTTTCACCAATCCACCGCACTACGGAGACAGCTTTTGAATTGCCGATTGCTCTATATGCTTGAGTGTCGCTGTATCCTGGTACGTCTTTGAGGTATGAGTCCGGGAAACCCTGGAGGCGTAGGGCCTCTGTTGGTGTTAGCCTCCTTACCCAATAAATTTTCCCGTCTGTCCCGCGGACTTCCGTTGTTTGCCCTGCTTTGATAGTGGGGGCTTGTTCTATCGCAAAATGAGTTGAACCACTTTTAACGCCAGCTTTCGCCGTGAACTCAGCCACACACTGGCGCGCACCACTTCTAAGGGTTGGTGAAACATTTTTAGTTGCGTCGCGTCCGGCATCGTTTTGAGTGAAGGCGATACAAGGCTGCCTTTGCCCCTGCTGCGCTGTATTCAGTGTTGGGCTTTTTCCATTATTGTAAATTCTCGGAACTCCGTGCGATCTTGGCTCGAAAATAAATGTTTCGGATTCATAATCAAGCCTGCCATGTCCGTGAGCGTTTAAGCAGAGCGATTTATCGCCTGAATTAGTGATTCTTTTAATATCTTCGGAATCTCTTTCCCCCTCTTCTCCGCTCTTCTTAATATCCCTTCGCAAGCCTTCCTGCTCAAATAATATTTCTCCGGCACATCTTGGATCTCCTGAAGAATGTCCGACAAGAAAGATTCTTCTGCGTCGCTGTGGTACTCCAAAGTATTGAGCGTCAAGAGCCCTGTAAGCCCACCCATACCCGCGTTGCGAAAACCCTCGAAGGATTCGGGCAAATGTTCTTCCTTCGTCCATGGATAGTACGCCAGGGACGTTTTCCCAGACGACCCATTCAGGCCGTAGCTCTCCACAAAGTTCGATAAATTGGTGCGTAAGGTCTGCGCGTTCTCCTTCTTCTCGTTTTCCTGCGATTGAGAAGTCCTGGCAGGGCGTACCCCCCACAATGATGTCAGGCTTTTCTGGTACATTCCATTCTCTCCATTTCGTTAAATCTCCGTAGTTTTTAACCCCTGGGTAATGATGCTCTAATACCCTACATGGGAAAGGTTCGATTTCTGAGTGCCCTATACACTCAAAACCAAGTGGTAACCATGCGACACTGGCTGCCTCGATCCCTGAGCAGATAGAGAGAAACTTCACTCTTCCCTCTTTATCGTCTCAATGGCCTTAACCAGGCCTAGAACCTCACCGTGATATGAAGCCATTGTGCTTATTGAATAAGAGTCCCTACCCCCGGTTCTTTTTGCCCATTGGTATTTCTCCTCCGCGTCCTCTTTCATCTTTTTCAGCTGTTCTATCAATCTCTCTTTATTCATCCCATCTCCCTCTCAACCTGGCGAACAACCCGCCGTTTAATAACTTGATACAGCACTTCATCACACTCGCGATCAAACACCTCCAACTCTTCGGAGGTCATGTGAATGAAGAAGCCGTCTATTCTGCCGGTTAGCGCCTGTATGATTTTGTCGTATTCTTTGCTTATCATTTCTTCTGCTCCGTTGGTATCTCAATCCAATAAACACAGTCATCGCAATACCAGCCCTTCTCTGTCCCGTCCTCGTTTGAGCAGTAGAACATTGGTTTTTTGCAGTCTGGACAGTTCTTTGTCATGATTTACCCCTCCTTCTTCGTCCACCGGAAGCGGAACACAGCGTGTGTTTGCCGATAGGACATCCCTTTGCATGGCCCTCATACCGACTACAGCGAAAACAGGGTCTCCCCCCATGTTCCTTGATTCGCTCGTCCAGGGTCTTAGATTCCAGCGCTTCTATGCGCATCTGTAAATCATCCACGCACTCTAGGAGGATTGACACTTTAGCTTCCAGTTGGATTATCTTCTCTTCCATCATCACCCTCCAAGTAACTTCAAAACCCGCTTTTCATCACAACACCTTCGCCCTCTTAACCTCTCTCAACTCGTGCGGCAAGCAAACGTACACATCACCATCTCCATCAATAGTGCGAATCATTACCAGGCTGCCGAAATGCCGCAGTACCTCAACCGGGCGTACTGTCCCGTATGCATTGTAAATGTAATCGCTCATTTCTTCCCCCTCTCTTCCAACGCCTTTTCAACAGCTTCCAGCCTTTCCTCAAGTTCTTCGGCCTTGCTGTAACCGCTGTTATTCGCTTCATTCATTTCGTAATCAGTCGCGACCCTCTGCCAAACAACTATAAGATCCTCACCTTCTGCGTGCTCTACCCAAAACTCACCGCAGCCTGCGCACGCCATTCTGATTCTGGTTCCCTGCTTACCCTGGTGCGAGGTGAACCGTTTTTTCGTATTTCTGCACATTGGGCACGGTTTTATTGGTTTCCTTTTATACATTTCTCAGCCCTCCTGCTTTTTTGCAGTAGGTTGTGTAGGGGTGCACTTAGATAACGCCCAGAAGTGTGCTCTTTTCCACTCAGAGCACCTTTTCTTAGTCGTATCAACATCACCTTTTATGATTGCTGTACTGATTTTCATTTCTATCTGGTCTATTTCCGTATTGAACGGGGCGAGGGTGTCGAAGAGTTCCCCGACTTTTCCTCTGCTTTGTTCTCCGATGTCGTTTACAGTTTCAGACCAGATGGCTGCGCAGTAGTTTTGATTGTAGTTATTCATGATTCTCCTCTCTTTCAATTTGTCTTCCTTCGGAACCGCTTAAGCCGACCTTTAGCCCCTGTCCCTTCAAGGACAAGGGGAGGGTACCCAGATTATATATTCCCCCTTTAGGGGGTATATAATCATGGGATACCCTGTCGGTCAGGTTCCTTTGGATTTTGTTGATAGCACGTTAGAATTGCCAATCCTCTCCCATGTTAAATCTCCAGCTATTTCCAGCCCGTCAAAGAGTGCTTTTGTGGCTCTTTTCGACAGATCGTTAGCCTTACGTATTGTTTCCATGGCTTGCGACTTTTTCACACCCACAGGTAACGCAAGAACCTCTGCCTTTACATCTTCCATTTTATCCCGCAGATACTCAGGACTGATAATGCCCCAGGTTCCCGCCGTAGCCTCTTCGCGTGATTTCTCTAGAAACCAGATTCGCTTAGAGTGCGCGGGTATATAATTACCCTTGGAAATCTCAAGGCGGCCAAACCTCCACCCATCAGACTTTTCCAACCCGAACCGCTTCAACTCTGGTTCTGTAAGTTGTTCCAGTTGTAAAACGTGCCTTGCGGCGTTAGTGAAGGCAACGGAACCAAGAACAGAAACGGCGCTGGAAGATTGATTTTTAGCTCCTTCTTTGTTCGTGTGCATAGTGATAAGAATTGTTGCTCCGGTATCTTTCGATAAGCGATCACATGCCTTTATGATAGCCGTCGCCGACTCCTGAGAATTGGACTCCTCCAGGGAAAAAAGTTTATTGAATGGATCCAATACGATTAAGTCGTATTTTCCATACCTTTCCACTGCCTTCATTATGCGTCTATAGAGCTTAGAACTGTCGGCAGGATAAAGCTGTACACCTATCATTTCATCAAACGCGGGTATATGTAGGTTCTTAGTTAAATCCTCTTTATGTTCCGGCGGTTGTTCCACCTGGCGAAGAACACAGGGAGAGAATCGCTCCACATAATCGTCAAACTCTTCTTCCGGGTTAATGATCAACACGCGCCTCTTATTCTCTATCTCAAGATCCATAAAAGGAGTGCCGCACGCCATAGCGACGCCCATTTGAATTGAAAACCACCCTTTTCCGCGATCACCGGGGCCCGCGAGAATGGCGACCCTCACCTTGGGAAGTAGTCCAGGGATGAGCCATTCACGAGGCTTTCGTTCAGCAATGTAAAACCTCCACGCGGAAAGATCATCTAATTCCCACTCCTCCGTAACCTCTCCTTCTTCTTCCTGTGGTGTAGCCTCCAGTGGGTTCTCGCGATACTTGGACGCAGACTCAATACACCTGCGCACTTCTTCGATCTGAAGTGGCGGTGTGTAGGATGTGGTATTAACACCCTGCGCCAACGCGTATACCTCCTCCGCACTGTGCCCCTTGGAGAACAAGGAGCAGCACAGGCGAAACATGGAATCATTACGCATACCGGATTCGCCGTGATACCAGGACGGGGCCCTACCGACGCCGGATAAGTCAATGACCTGCGATTGGTGGGGATTGCGCGGCTCTAAAACCCATTCAGGCGGCAGGGGTAGTTCATCAAATCGGCACCCCTGCACCATGTCATAAGTTTTCAACGTCCCGTCGTCTTCATGTATTACAGAGGGGTGTACAGCTAAAAATCCACCATCAGCACGAACGTCTACACCGCTTACGCCGCCTATTCCAGCTTTCGTCTTATACTCCATGTCCATAGGGTGGGCATAAAACAAGTGAAAACCCCTGCTTGTGCGCTGGAAAATAGGGGTTTCTGGTAATTCCAGGCCGCGCTTTTTGATTGTCGCCATGGCCTTGTCGGAGTCTATGTCGACAACAACTAAACCCGATATCTTGCCTGTGATAATTCCCACATTGGGCCAGTCCCAGGTATCGACTTCCTCTTCTGTCGGCAGCCGTTTCTGCAGGTGTGTGGTTTTTGGTAAAGATGTCTGCTTTTTGTCTCTTCGGCACGGCACAGCACAGACGCCGGACTCTATATACTCTATTGCAGCATTGCGGCATTTTTCACTCACTTCCATATAAGTCCTACCGTTTCTCGTTTTTGTAAATTTGACTAATTAAGGTGCTTACCTCAACGCCGAAAAAATTAGCATACGCAAGAATGGCGTCGGCACTTGGGGTGGTTTCCCCCCGCAGATGACGGCGCACAGTTTCAGCGGGAATATTTAACCTTTCGGCTATAAATGTCGCCGGCGCTCCGCGTTCTTTCGCCAGACTGTTCAAAATGTTCATATTACAAACCTCCATACAAAAAAAATAACATTTTTATATATTTTCGACAAGACTGTTGTCACTTTAATATATATTTGTTACATTCTCTAATATCGAAAAAGTACACCCACAAAGGAGGAAATTTGATGGAAGTACACGAAAGAGAATCAGCAGTCCTGCAAATAGCGGAGCTGAAACGCAAAGAGGGGGAGCTGGCGAAAATACGCCGGGAACTAACTTCCCAACTTGCACAATATTACCTAAATTTAAAGCCCAGTGCCAGGGAGCAGTTTACACGCTGCACCATGACAATGAGGCGCTCCAGAACTCACCAGGTACGCAAGGGCAGGGATCCATACGAGCTAAAAGGATCCGTACCAGCAGACGTACTAAGCGAGGTTTTCAAAACTGCGTACAAGGTGGATGCAAAAGCATTTAACACGTTTTTACACACGACACCGGAATTAATGGAAGTCGTTGAAGTGAAAGACGGCGCACCCCAGATCACTGTAGAGGTGGATGAATGAACCAACCGCTATTTCATAAAATGGACGATTTACCGCAAAACGTGCAGCTGCCGGATGACATACAGTCATTTATAAACTTTGCCTCTGAAACCGGGGGCGCGGAGGTTGTAAGCGGAATTCTTTTTCATGTTCTCCGTGCACTCCAGGCAAACAACCCGGACACGGCTGAGATAGTTTACAAGGAAATGCGTATATTTATTGACGAGATATTTACACGCGGAAAAGAGGTGGATGAATGAAGCCTATTACAACACAGTCAACAGATAGGATAGCCGTGCTTGTGTACGGTGAACCCGGGGTAGGTAAAACATCTCTCCTGCGCACAATCCCGAACGAACAGAGGGCGTGTGTACTCAGTGCGGAAAGCGGCCTTCTATGTGTTCGCGATCTTGTTTCAAACAAACAGGTGGAAGGTTTCGAACTCACCAGTTTTGACGATCTGCGCACAGCGTTCGAACAACTACGAACAAAGGAATACCAGGACAGATACCAATGGGTGTTTTTGGACTCTTTAACGGAGATCGGCCAAAGGTGCGTGGAGGGGTTGAAAGACTCCGGCAGGTATTCTGAGAAAGACACATTTAAACTCTGGGGTGAGTACGGGGATAAGATGCTTCACATGGTGAAAGCGTTTCGTGATTTAACGTCGTATTCCGTAGTCATGTCCGCACTTGCGAAAGTGGACGCCGACGACATGGGCCGACGTTTTATCAAGCCCGACTTACAAGGCAGGATAGGTGAGCGCCTTCCCGCACTATTTGATTTGGTGTTTTTCATGGATATCGAGCCCGTAGACGGTGAAGACGTGCGGGTATTTATTACAAGTCCGACGGATACCACGCGGGGCCATGTAGTTGCAAAAGACCGCTCTGGTAAACTGACCCAGGTTGAAAAGCCAAGTTTAGAAAATGTATTTAACAAGATAATGGAGGTAGACAGTGGAAATTGATCTGTCAAAGTACGAACTGCAAGAGGAGTTCCCGACGTTACCGGCGGGTACTTATCCAGTGGCAATTACGAAAGTGGAATTAAAAGAAAGCAAGTCTGGAAACAAGATGGTAGTAGTTGATTTCAAGCCAACGGGCGCGGATTTCAAACGTTACATGGTGCGCGACTATTTTACTCTTGGACTCCAGGTAGCGATGGAAAGATTAAAGGCTGTCGCACACGCTACAGGATTGGGCGATAAACTCGAAATTGAGCGCCTACAAGGCAAGCAGCTTACGATTAAAACCTCCGTTGAGGAGGACTCCTACGGCACGAAGTCGCGGATTTTAGCTTTCATGAAGCCGGAGACAGGGGCGCTAGTAAGCGCCGTAGAAGAGAAGAAGGAGAAAGGCTTGACTGTCGAACAGGCTGCGGAAATAAAAATGCCATGGGAGAATCAGTAAAATGGATCTTCGTGACGTTATATTCAGCTCTTTAAACAAGACCCAGGAGCCGCGCTTATATATGGGCGCGTCCATGATGGGTCATGAGTGCAGCCGGTATGTGTGGCTCAACTACAGGGGGTTTAAAGGGGAATCCTCGAACCCCTACAAGTCAGATGACCACCCTGGAAGGGTGTTTGCCATCTTTCAGCAGGGCCATGATATCGAAGAGATGATTATAAGGGCACTTGGTGGACTGGTAGAGGATGAGCAGGTGCCCGTCACTCTACCGCCCATCAGGGGGCACGCAGACGGGGTATTGAGGATCGACGGAAAGCGCGAACTCTTAGAGATTAAATCAGCTAATAAGCGCCGGTTTAAACTCTTTAAAGACAAGGGCGTTGAAGAAGTAGAACCAAAGTACTTCGTACAGATGCAGGTATATATGCACCTTCTCCTCTTACACCAGGGGCGCTTTTTAGTGATGTGTAAGGATGATTCCGAGATACACGTAGAGACAGTACCCTACAACCGCGCAAAGGCGACACAAGCCATTGAGCGCGCAAGGGCACTGGCAAACTGCGGGGAACCGGAGAAGATCGACGAGACTGGATCACATCCGCTCTGCACGTTTTGTGAATACCGCCGGTATTGCCATGCGTCGATTGAATTGAATATACCGAAGAAGGCGTGTTTGAACTGTGAGCATTTGAGCAGGGGGCACTGTCTCCAGCACAAGAAGGACATAGAACACCCAGAGCGGGTATGTGATTTACATAAGGATATAGAGATGGCAGACACTCTGCCGTTTTGAGAGGAATAAAGTGAAGGCAACAGGAATACTAAAAACGGGGGGCAGGACTTTGATTATCAATGACTACCTCCCCGCACTGGAATTAGAAGAGGCGAAACGACTATACAAAGACGGGAAGCTGTCTATAGATGGTGGATCCCACTCCATGCGCTCAAGACTGACGCGCATTTTAACAGATACGGAACCAGTACCAGGCAGACTTACCCACGCGGGGGGTATGTCACATAAAGAATTGAGCGAGCTATGAGAGGCGCAATATATGAAGCATGTATTAGAACAGGAAGAATCACACGCTGTAGCCCGGTATTGCTCAAGGTGCGGGAAAAAGCGCCTATCCTGCGATTGTCCGAACGGGTATCACGTAAGCGAGTTGAAGAAGCGCGACACACTAGTAATAGCGTCGATCTAAGGAAACCCTATGTATGATCTATTCATAGGAATCGACCCTGGCAAGAGGGGTGCGGTGGTCGCGATCACACATAAACACCACATTTTTAAACTCCTGGACTACGAACACGATCCGCACAAGATACAGCGCTTTTTCACGGAGATAAACGGCGCAGATATGAAGGCGTATGCCATGATTGAGGATGTTGTCGCAATGAGCGGACAGAAGGCGCAGACGGAATTTCTAAAACAAGCCGGGATTCTGGAGGGGTTGTTGATAGCCAACAGGATCCGTTACGAACGCGTATCACCTGCGAAGTGGAAAAAGAAGATGATACCCCAGGACTTAAGGGCTACAAAAGCAGACAGTGCAGCGAGAAAGAAAGACGAGGGGAGGCTTGCGGCTCTACGCATCTGGCCGGAGGAGTCAACGGACAGACTGGCGTACAAGAAAGACCACGACAGGGCAGATGCGCTGTTAATGGCTATGTATTGCTGGCAAGTTGTGACACCCAACGAGGTTAAGATTATTTAATTTGGAGGGGAAATGAACCACACAATGATTGACAGAATCCGCGAACTGTTAGCCTCCACGCTGACAGATGAGGAAATCAAAGACGAGTTGCTGACTGTTTCGGTACTCCAGGGCTCCAAGGAGGATCGGATGGAAGTGCTTAAAAACGCACTGCTCCAGCGTATGTATGAGATTGATAGTCAGGAGCGTTTGAATGGGATGGCCAACTTTATCCAGTTGGAGGATTACTATGACTGATTTCAGCCCCGCTTTTATCTCGGCCTTGCGTAGACTCAAGCAAGATCACCCGGTTTTGTTTGAGGTGGTAAGTGCCCAGTGGTGCTATGAGTCAAATTATGGCAATTCTTTGTTAGCCAGGGCATCCAACAACTTTTCAGGATTGAAGTGCCGCGACTTATCGCCATACCTGCCTCGCGACATTTGGGAACGAGTTGGACACCATGTCCACCAGGACACTAAGGGCGATACTGACCCATACTTGAAATGCTATGATCCTGCGGATTTTCCAGAGGTTTATATGGCGTTTTTAGACAGAGAGGTTTACAAGAGAGCAAGCTATAAAGGTAAGTTCGACCCGTTTCTCTTCGAGGATCTGCGACACCCTACTTCATTCTTAGCCCATATTGCAGACTGCGGATTCTGCGCTTGGATTCCCAAGTTTAACGGCACTCAGCAGGAGTTATATACAGAATACGTTTACCGGGTGCTGAAAGTACGCCACTCAAAGAAGTACCAGGAATTGATGAGATATGTCTAAGAAAAAGAAGAAGCAAGAGGGACATGGTATGTGTCCGCGCTGTAAATCAACGGATGTTGAGCGAACGCATTTTAGAGGGCAAGTTGCGGTATACCAGTGCAATTCATGTCCGAACGAGTATGAGGTGTTGATTTGATAGTCAAACGAAGATGCGCTAAATGTTATGCACTGAACTTACCAGATGCGATTCACTGCTTTATCTGCAATTACCAATTTAACCCTAAAGACTACGGGGAAGAAAATGAACCACAAAAGTAAAATAACCCTATGGCAAGGCGATTGTCTGGAGCTTATGAAAGATATTCCTGATGGGTCGATTGATTGCGTTATAACAAGTCCACCTTATGATAATTTGAGAGATTACAACGGGACTTTGAAATGGGGTGAGAGTAAGTGGAAAGACTGCCTTCGCGAGATTTTTAGAATTATAAAAATAACTGGCGCCGTGGTATGGGTAGTGAATGATGCCACGGTAGAGTTTTCGAGGACTGGTACATCTTTTAGGCAGGTAAATTACTGGATGGAAATTGGGGGGTTTTTGCACGATACAATGATTTATAACAAGGGGGGGTTTACCGATGTTGGGGCGATTGGGTTTAGGTATCCATCCGTCTTTGAATTTATGTTTATTCTAAAACGTGGAAAAAAAGTTACATTTAATCCATTAAAAGATAGAAGTAATCGGTGCGCTGGAAGTACGATATCTGGCACAAATCGACAAAAAAATGGATGCCTTAAAAAAATGAGTTCGACCGGGAAGGTTATTAATCCTTATGGAATCCGTTTTAATATATGGGATATTACACCGGAGCCATCACTTGGACATCCTGCACCATTTCCGCTTTTTCTAGCGCAATCCCACATCGCATCATGGACAAATGAACGTATGATGGTACTCGACCCTTTTATGGGAAGTGGCACGACTGGCGTAGCGTGTAAACAATTGGGCCGCCATTTCATCGGCATAGAAAAAGATCCAGAGTATTTCAAGATAGCGGAGAAGAGGATAAGTGAAGGGGTACAAGTACCGCTGATAAGATAAAGGCAAGCGTGAGCCTGTGTAAATCACGCATTTATTTGAGCACTTATTCAGACAGGCGCACCTGGCATGGTGTTGGGTGCGCTTTAAAAAATGGAATCGGTAAACGCGCAAGCCGTATAAATTGCGCTAGTAACATAGGACAGGAACAGTTGGATAAACGGTGATTTTTTTCCACTTAGTGGAACCACTTGGGTTTAAGCGTCTTGGAGGGATTCAGGGCGCTTTTATTTTGTTCGTAGTTTTGCAAGTACGACGAACCGCCATATACAAAAAATACCGACTATCGCCGGATTTTGTATAATAGTAATATGGGAAAGCCGGGATCTTTTTACGCCACTGCGAGATGGCAGCGACAGAGAAAGCGTCAATTAGCAGTATCTCCACTGTGTGTTAAGTGCCTAACCGACGGGTATATAACACAAGCTAGAGAAGTGGATCACATAACACCACTAAGTAAAGGCGGCTCAAAAGGATCCGAGAATTTACAGAGTCTATGTAAACCATGCCACAGCAAGAAGACCAGGGAAGAGAACAACCCAAAGGCTAATCTAGTAAACATAGATAAGTTCAAAACTGTAAGTGATTTGCGCGCTTACTTATTATCAAGCGAACACACGCCAGCAGAAGCGAGACAAGCGGAGAACGCATTGAGGGAGAAATTATGCCGGGAAAAAGAATCATTCCAGAGAAGATTGTAAAACTAAGAGGAGTTCCAGATTGCCGCTCAAAAAACCGCCGGGACTTGAAAGCGCCGGATGGTATACCGGAGTTTCCCGACTCCATCGAAGAGGGGACGCTTGCAGCAAAAGAATGGGAAAGAATATGCCATGATCTTAACCGTATCAACTTACTCTCCACTGTCGACAGAATCGCAGTTGAACAATACTGCCATGTATACGCGAGGATGCGCATAGCTCAACAAGAGATTGACGGCGAGGGTATAACGATTGAAACACCACACGGTAAGAAGAAAAACCCGGCTGTCCCTATCCTTGAGAAGGCAACAGACCAGATACGCCAATTTTTAACAGAATTCGGCCTTACTCCTGCAGCGCGCGCGAAACTCTCCATTAAGGAAAACAAGGAAGATTCCGACTTTGGATCTTTCATCAAGAAGCGTGCAAGAAGTCAATAAGTACATCGAGGCCGTACACAGCAACAAAGTACTGGCCTGTAATCTTGTCCACCGCGCACTCCAGCGTCACTTAGACGATTTGGAGAAATCCAAAGGCGATGATTACCCCTACTATTTCGACGAGGACGAGGCGTATCATGTTTTCGACTTCTTCCAATACTGCAAGCACTCCAAGGGCGAATGGGCGGGAAACGCAATAGAGCTGGAACCCTGGCAGATGTTCATCATTGCGCAGGTGTTTGGTTGGAGGGCAAAAGAGACAGGGTTAAGGCGCTTTCGAGTTGTTTACATCGAAGTACCGAGAAAGAACGGAAAAACCACATTTACCGCAGCTATCGGCCTTTATCAGATGGTAGCAGAGGGCGAGATGGGCGCGGAGATATACAGTGTAGCGAGTAAAAAAGACCAGGCGCGCATTGTGTTCGACGAGGCTAAAAACATGGTGCGCGCATCCAAAGCGCTACAGGAAGAGATCGAACCACTGGCGCACAATCTTAACTGTCTGCGCTTCATGTCAAAGTTCCAACCACTTGGGAAAAACGCCAACAGTTTAGACGGGTTAAACGTACAGTTGTCCATACATGACGAACTGCACGCATGGAAGGATGAGGGGCTATACTCCGTGATGGAAACCGCAACTGGATCCAGACGGCATCCGATTATATGGAATATCACCACGGCGGGTTTTGATAAATCACTGTATTGTTATGAGCTACACCAATACACAAGAAAAGTTCTAAACGGTACTATAGACGACGATACGCACTTTGGAATCATTTACACAGTGGATGAGGGCGACGACTGGAAAAAGCAGAGCACCTGGGAGAAGGCGAACCCCAATTGGGGGGTATCGGTAAAGCCTGATGACATGGAGCGGTTATGTAAGAAAGCGGAGGAGATAACATCGAATCAGAACGCATTTCTATGTAAGCGCTTGAATATTTGGACATCTCAGGAATCAAGATGGCTTGATATGGACTCTTGGAACGCTTGCAACGAACCTTTAGAGATGGTCGATTTAGTCAACGAGCAATGCGTGTTGGGGCTTGATCTTTCCACCTCTACGGATATTTGCGCCTGTGTCTATGTGTTTTTAACAAAACAGAATGAACTGAAACTATATTGCCGTTTCTTTCTCCCAGAAGACGCTATTTATAAAAAGTCGGGTATTGAGCGCTCACTCTATGACAGATGGGTACGCGACGGCTGGCTCATTACGACAGAGGGCAGAACATTAGACTATGATGTTGTACAGGAAGATATAGAGACACACGCGGAAAAGTTTAATATATCCCATGTGGCGTTTGATCCGTGGAACGCTTCACAAATCACAAAGCACCTGGAGAAAAAAGGGTTTAACATGGTGCAGGTTCGCCAGGGTGTATACACACTTAATGATCCTTGCAAGATGCTGGAAAAGTTCATTTTAGCTAAGGCCGTGATACACGGAAACAACCCTGTACTAACTTGGATGGCTGATAATGTAGTTGTGAAATATGACGACAACAACAACATAACACCATCAAAAAAGAAGAGTTTACAGAAGATCGACGGCATATCTGCGACAGTCACGGCAATGTCAATTTTCAAGGGCGATATAGAGCCGAAAAAATCCGTGTACTCACAAAGGGGAATCCGTATGCTATGATTTTAAGAGGGGTGGAACTATGGGAATACTAGATTTTTTCACAAAACGCGCAACGAAGATTGACCCGAAGCAGCCAAAGGATCCTGTTATAGCACAATGGCTGGGGGAACCTATGAGTGCGTCCGGGATTCATGTGGACGCCGACAAAGCACTGATGGAGACAACCGTATACGCTTGTGTGCGCGTACTGTCTGAGACTATCAGCCAACTACCTCTGATTCTGTACCGTAAGCAGGAAGACGGCAAAGAGCGCGCGTCTGCGCATTATTTATATGACATCCTGCACAACACCCCAAACCAATTCCAAACAAGCGTTGAATTCAGGGAGATGATGCAAGCGCATTTGTGCTTACGGGGCAACGCATACGCTAAGATTATCAGTGACGGAGTCCGCGCAGTAAATCAACTTATACCGCTCAACCCGGACAGGATGCGCGTACATATCAACAAAGACGGCAGGGGTATACCGACAAGGGTATATGAGTATTTCGAGCAAGACGGTAGCTCCAGCGTGTATCTCCAGCATGAGATATTCCACATTATGGGGATGTCATTGGATGGAATCCAGGGCGTGTCACCGATTAAGTACCAGAGAGAAACCATCGGCTTTAGATTGGCGACAAACGAATACGGAAGCCGGTTTTTCTCAAACAACGCTACCCCAAAAGGCGTATTGAGACACCCGGACGCGATGTCCGACGAGGCTTTCGATAGATTAAAAATGTCATGGAACGCAGCACATAAGGGGCTTTCCAATTCTCACAATATAGCTATTTTAGAGGAGGGCGTAGAGTTTCAGCCTTTGTCAATTAACGCAGAAGATGCACAGTGGATCGAGTCACAAAAAATGTCCCGCTCTGAGATTGCGTCCATGTTTCGCGTACCATCCCACATGATAAACGATTTAGAAAAAGCGACGTTTTCCAACATTGAGCAGCAGTCCCAGGAGTTCGTAACATACACCATGCAGCCATGGGCGCGTAGATGGGAGCAGGCGATAGCAAGGGATCTTATCACCAACAGAGGTAGAACCCGCGAGGGCCTATTTGCTGAGTTTCTCTTTGACGGACTCCTGCGGGGCGACTCAGAAGGGCGCGCAAAACTCTACCATAGCCTTTTCCATGTTGGGGCGATGAGTCAGAACGAGATACGCGCCAGGGAGAACCTGAACCCTATTGACGGGGGCGACCGTCACTTTGTTCCGCTTAATATGACATCTTCGACAGAAGAGGTTTCCGGCGAGAATATGTCAAGTAAAACAGAGTCACCAACCATACAAGAATAAATAAATACTAGACATTTTTGTATATTGCTCGTTAAATTATAGTTAATGAGCATTGAAAAAAGACATTTCTTTTCCGAATTACGCGCAGACGGCAACGACGACAGGCGAACCCTGCGGGGGCACGCTGCTGTTTTCGATACCATGTCCCAGCCGATTATGGGGATGTTCCGCGAGGTTATCCTACCAGGCGCTTTTGATGAGGTCTTACAAGACGATGTAAGGGCGCTTTTCAATCACGATCCTAATATCGTACTAGGGAGAACCAAAAGCGGTACGCTGAAAATCGGTATAGACGAGCGCGGGCTAACTTACGAGGTGGATTTACCCAACACGCAGCAAGCGCGCGACTTATGGGAATCCATTAAGCGCGGTGATATCTCCCAATCTTCTTTCGCCTTTTCTGTTGAGAAAGACGAATGGAGATCACAAAACGGCGAGGAAATCCGCGAAATTCACAAAGTTAAAAAGCTCATGGACGTTTCACCCGTTGCTTATCCGGCGTATACAGAGGCCGACGTAAGTACAAGAAGTATGGACACTTGGAAAGGTAGAACCATGGAAAAAGAAGAGCCGAAGAGCGAAGTAGAAAAATACGATGATTCTGAACTTCGCGCACTCTTTGACGAGTTGAAGCGTGAAAATGAAAACTTAAAGCGACGGGTTAAGCTACTCGAAGCCGAACAGGGGGTAAAAAATGAGTCTTAAAGACTTGATCGACGAGCGCGGGAAACTTCTTTATGAAGCACGCGGTCTGCTTGATCGGGCCGAGCAAGAGGGTCGAACCCTGGCGGCTGACGAGCAACAACGATACGACGATATGCACGGTAAGATTGCCGACACTACAGCAAAGATCGACAACCAGAAAAAGCAGGATGAAGCCGAGCGGCGCTCTGCTGAGATTGCTGTACAGGCAAGTAACGAGCGCACCGAGAACCGCGTAGAAGAGCAGCGTATGGAAGTATTCCGGCGCGCCATTATCCACGGCACGGAAAACCTCAGTGTAGAGGAAAAGCGTGATTTACAGAGCACCTCAGACACTGCCGGGGGTTATTTGACTCCACCGGAAGAGTTCGTAAACATCCTGATTAAGAGCGTTGACGACTTAACCCATATCCGGGGGATGTCCACCACGTTTATGACGGATGCCGACACTCTTGGAGCTGTAAGCCTTGATAACGACCCAGGCGACTTCACCATGGGAACAGAACTAGAAGTTGCCACTTCTGATTCTACTATGAGTTTCGGAAAGCGCGAACTGACACCGCATCATGCAACCGCTCAAATTAAGGTTTCCAGGGACTTACTTCTAAGATCCCGCAGACCTATTGAGCAGCTAGTCGCGGAAAGATTCGGCTATAAGTTGGCTATCACTCAAGAAAAGAAGTTCTTAACCGGAACCGGATTTAATGAACCTCTTGGCCTTCTGACCGCATCAAGCGACGGCATCAGCACCAGCAGGGATATCTCCACTGGAAACACCACGACCGCCATTCAGTTCGACGGATTGAAAGAGGCGCAGTACGGCATTAAAGATCAATACCGCGCTGTTGCTTCATGGCTGTTCCACAGGGATGGTATTAAGCAGATTAGCAAGCTGAAAGACGGAGATAATAATTACCTCTGGCAGCCTTCTAATCAAGTGGGCGAACCCGATAGACTCTTAGGGCATCCGGTACGCTCTTCTGAGTATGTATCCAACACCTTCACCACGGGGTTATATGTTGGACTCTTTGGAGACTTCACCCATTATTGGATCGCCGACAGCCTTAACCTGCAAATGCAGAGGTTGGAAGAGTTGTACGCAGCCACAAACCAGATTGGTTTTATCATGCGCGTTAAGTTTGACGGGATGCCTACTCTCGAAGAGGCTTTCTCCAGGATTACTTTAGCGTAGGGAGTATTGAAATGGAACTATTGAAAAACTCACTCATTGACGCTGTGGTAAACACCCAGGCAGCCGGAACCGGAACCACATCAGGCGATATTCTTGATATGGCTAACCATTGCGGAGTTATGTTTGTGCTGAAACTTGGGGATGTAACGGACACTTCCGTTATCACTCTTCAAGCCCAGCAGGACACCGACTCAGGCGGGGGAACGATGGCGACTTTAACGGGAACCGCTACCTTTACCGCTGGCGCTTCCGATGCTGACGACAAGCTCATCATTCTTGATGTAGTTGAACCAAGGGAGCGGTATATCCGCTGCCAGGTTGTCGTTGGAACAGCTAACGCTGTTATCGAAAGTGTAACCGCTGTACGGTACGGGGCTCGCAAGAAGCCATTTACTCAGGGCTCGGATGTTGTTGACTCTAACAGTATCTATAGTCCAGCAGAGGCTTAATTAAGTGCGAATTAAGCTAAGAACTACTTATGCCTCGCCGAAAGGTGCGTACGGGCCGGGATCTGTAATAGATCTGCCTGACGCACAGGCGAGGGATTTAGTAGAGGGGGGATATGCTACCGCTATCGACACACCTGCGCAAAAAGGCGCACCTGTAGAGATGGCGGTGCAAGAACCCATCGAAACAACTTCAACCAGAAAAGCATCGACAATAAAGAAGGGACGCCGTGGAAAAGCTAAGACTAAACTTGGTAACAGCTCCGGCGACTGAACCCCTAACGATTGCCGAAGTTAAGCGCCACTTACGCATAGACTCCGCAGACGGAGAGCCAGCGCCCGAAGAACCGACAGTAGCACTAGCCGGCGCAGCTGGCAACGTAGACGACGGGGTACATCGCTATAGATTAACCTTTGTCACGGCAGACGGGGAAACCGAGGGTGGTCTAATCTCAGACGCGCTTACGGTATCAGACAAGACCTCTGACGGGCAGGTAACAGTAACAATACCTGTAGGCGGTACAAATGTTACAAGCCGTAAGATATACCGAACAGAAGCCGGGGGGAGTTCCTACAAACTTCTAGCCACTGTTGCGGACAACTCCACAACATCATACACAGATAACACTGCGGACAGCGGATTAGGAGCAGAAGCACCGACAACCAACGGCACACTGGATCCAACTCTTAACTCCCTTATCACTATTGCGCGCACAACAGTAGAAAGCCATACCTCAACGGCGCTGTTATCTCAGACATGGGATATGTACCTTGATGACCTACAGTTTAGAATCGAGATACCAAGACCACCCCTACAGTCTATTACTTCGATCACGTATACAGATACTGACGGAAACAGTCAGACAGTAGACTCCAGTAACTACGATGTAGACACTATCAGCGAACCTGGCATAGTCCAGCAAGCGAGAAACGGCACTTATCCGACCGATATCGCAAGCCCTTATGACAATATCAATGTAGTTAAAATACGTTTCGTCGCAGGGTACACGACGGCAAGCGATATACCGGAGCCGATCAAGCACGCTATGCTTTTACTTATTTCCCACTTATACGAAAACCGTGAGTACATGATGCGGGGTAGGGTAGGGAAATTGCCTTTTGGTTTTGACGCCCTTCTAGCAAGCTACCGAATGAGGCGTTTCTAATGACTCCGGGCAACTTTCGCCATAGGGTAAGGATTGAGAAGCTAGTGAGAACCCAGAACGCATACGGAGAAGAAGCCGACTCCTGGGAAGTATTCGCGGTAGCAAACGCATTTGTGGAACCCATGCGCGCCGACACTCTTTTTGAAGCAGACCAGAGGCAGATGGCGGTAACGCACAAAATAACCATGCGCTATACATCAGGGCTCAAAGGCGATTACAGGGTATTTTATAAATCCAGGTATTACCGTATCGACGGAGTTGTAAATATCGAGGAGCGGGGGCGCTTTACGGAACTACTTTGTACAGAACTGGAGGATCGCAGCTAATGGGATTCATGAAGGAAAAGTTAATGTCCCAGAAGGGCGTATACGTCAAAGGACAGGAGAACCTTGCCAAGACACTAGCGCGCCTATCTAAAAAGGGCTTAGATACCGCCATGAAGAAATCCGTAAGAGAGGCTACTAAAATTATCAAGCGCGACGCTAAGGCATACGCACCACACGCCACAGGAAATATTAAACGCTCCATTCAGAGAAAAAGTAGGTTTTCAAAATCCAGGGGTGAGTATGTAGGCATGGTATCTACACGCGATCCCGTAGCGCATTTGATCGAGTTTGGAGTAAAACCGCATTGGATATGGCGCAGTAAACCAGGCGGGCGCAGTAGGCGGGGCAGTGGATCCGTTTACGAGAAGGGGAAAATTAGGCACCCAGGATATAGGGCGAACCCGTTTCTAACATCCTCCATTCTAAAAAATGAGGATTACATTATACAAAGGGCGAACGCCATAATGTTCGATGAGATCAAAAAGGTTAAGGGTGCTTAGTGGCAATAGAGTCCTCTATATACTCACGCCTAACAGCTTACGCCGGGGTGTCTGATTTGGTTAGCACCCGCATATACCCTGTCGTAATGCCACAGGGTACAACCTTTCCCGCTATTACGTATCAGACAAACACCAGGGAGAAGAACCCGACTTTTGGAGCGGACTCCACTATTAGCTCTAAAGAGATGCGTATTACCTCATGGGCAGATACGTATTCAGAGGCGAAAGACTTAGCCGACGAAGTGCTTGGCGCGCTAAACAGGTGGACAAGTGGCGATGTTCAAGAAGTGTTTCACGACGACGAAGGCGATACATACAACGAGGAACTGGATAAATACGGCGTTTATATGGATTTTGTAGTGTGGTTCAACGAGTCGTAAGGGGTAGAGATGGCAACACAAGTTTTAAAAAATGTTGGAATATGGATGGATAAATATGACGTTGCTGGCGATACCAACGCAGCAAGCCTTGACTTTGGCGCTCCAGAAGTAGATAAGACCACGTTTAACGATACGTTCCGAACCATAGATTTCGGTATTGTTACAATCACATTCACCGCAGAGGGGTTTTTTAACGCAGCCACGGGGGAGTTAGAGGACGATCTTTTAACTAACCTCGCACTGGCCGGCAAGCCCTACACCATCGCACCGACTAGCACTGTGGGGGATGTGGCTTATCTCTTCCCTGCGCTGCAGTCTAACTATAATTTTGGCGGGCAGGTAGGGGAGATGCTTAAATTCAGCATCGACGCCACTGGATCCGGTGCAGGTGCAAGGGGTACTTTGGAATTTAAAAGCACCGACACAACAGACGGAAGCAGCACAGGTTCACAATTAGGCGCTGTTACAGCGTCACAAAACCTGTACGCAACACTTCATGTTACCGCTGCAAGCGGGACAACCCCAACACTTGATGTAGATGTAGAGTCCGACGACAACGGAAGTTTTACAAGTTCCACCGTGCAGGGGTCATTTACACAGGCTACAACAACAACAAGCGAATTAATCACCATCGCCGGGGCCATTACGGATGATTACTGGCGAATCAATTACACCATCGGCGGTACTTCTCCGTCGTTTACTTTCACCGTTGCTTTAGGGATCAACGTTTAGGGGGAAATCATGGCAACATTTGTATTTAAAGATGCTGACGTTAATCTTGATAGTAACGACATCAGCGCATACACCACATCAGTCACCTTGGATCTTTCGGCAGACGCGCCGGAGGATACAGCGATGGGCGACACCTTCACCTCTTTAGTGGGCGGGGGTATTAAGTCCGGTACAGCTACCATTGAGTTTAACCAGGATTTCGCAGACAACCTGCTAGATGAAATCCTATGGGGGATATTCAACGGGGGCACGGCGGTTACTTTGACACTCAAGCCGACAAGCGCAGCGGTAGGTACTAGTAACCCGTCGTATAGTGGTTCAGTTATTTTAACCTCTTACAGTCCTTTGAGTGGATCCGTAGGAGATAAGGCGACCACAAGTATCACCTGTCCGACATCGGGAACCATTACGAGGGCAACCTCTTAATGGCACTGACTAAAGACCAGATACTAAGGGCCGACGACCTCAAAGTAAAAGAGGTTAAGGTTAAAGAGTGGGGCGGTAGCGTCCGGCTCAAAGAGATGAATGGATTAGAGCGCGATGAATTCGAGTCGCGCTTTAGTTCACTATCAGAAGAGGGTAAGAACATGGAGGCAATCGCCTACATGTTATCCCTTGTCATGGTAGACGAAAACGGAAGACGGTTATTTGATAAGCCGGAAGAGTTGCAAGAATTGACGAAGAAGAACCCTAATGTGTTAGTTCGCCTGTTTGATCAGGCGTCGAGTTTAAACGCATTAGGCGCTGATGACGTAGACGACGCAAAAAAAAATTAAAGAGTAGTCCTCTAAAACTCTTTACTTACCGGCTTGCTAAAGATCTGCACATGACACGGGGCGAGATGCTCCGGCAGATGAGCAGCACGGAGCTGTCAGAGTGGATGGCGTTTCACTCGATATTGTACGACGAACAGCAAGAGGCCGATTTAGAAAGAAGCGTTAAAACCAGGGCAGAGGTTAAAAAGAATGGGTAGAAAAAAGACATCAGCGGTTACTTTATCAGTTGAATACGCAGCTAATGCGGTGAAGCTGATAGCCGGCACAAAACGCGCAGCGGATGCTGTCGCGCGGGGCACCGCTAAAATAAATCGCCATATGCACGATATGCGCGCCACTATTACGAGCGCCATGGCTGCGTTTTCTGCGCGGGAGGTAGTTCGAGAATTCACTGATACTGCGTTATCTATTGAGCGCACCCAGAGAACCCTAAAGGCTGCCACAGGTGACGCTAAAAAGGCGATGGAGGAATATAGATTTGCCTCTGATACCGCGAAAAAGATGGGGCTTGAGATCCAGATAACTACGCAATCATATGCAAAGTTTACAGCCGCTATGAAGGGCTCATCACTTGCGGGGGAGCAGGGCAGGAAAATTTTTATCGCCGTCTCAAAGGCCGCCGCCGTTCTCGGGCTTTCAAATGAACAGGTGAACGGAACATTCAAGGCGCTTCAGGACATTATCTCTAAAAATACCGTCTCAATGGAAGAGCTGAGGGGCCAGCTTGGTGAACGCATTCCTGGCGCGTTCGTTATGGCGGCGCGAGCCATGGGGGTTACGACACAGGAATTAAATAAGATGGTTTCCACGGGTAAGGTTACAGCTGAGGATTTATTACCCAGGCTTGCCGAGGAACTAGAAAAGACTTTTGGAGATCAAGCGCAAGACGCAGCGAAGGGGCTCCAGGGTAAGATAAACGATGTTAAAAACGCCTTTTTCGAACTAAAGGAGCAGATGTTGCGGTTAGGGATAGCAGACGGTATTAAAGAGATGGCAAAGTGGGCAAAGGACTTGGTGGGCTATCTTAAAACCGCCTTAGATCATTACTCTGGAATAGAGGGAACGGGGCCGACAGCACCGCGAAGCGTTCAAGAGTTGCGAGCACTCAGAGAGCAGCGTAGGCGCATATTCTTAGAGCACGCCACGGAGAAGATGCCGGGGGGCGGGGATCGTATGGGGTTTCTGCTGGAAACGGCGGGATTCACCCCACAAAACGCTTTCAGGGACTTAATGCGGGGCAAGAGCGTTAAGCAGCAGGCCGAACTGATGCGGGAAAACTTCGGAGCACTGACACCAGAGGGGCGAAGAAAGTTTGAACAACTCGACATACAAATCAGGCTTGCAGAGAAGCGCGCAGAGAAGGGCACACGCCTACCGCTGCGATTTAAGAAGCCGGTAGCCGTAAAGAAGGCCGACGCGCCGTTACCTGGGAGATCCGGCAAAGACATATTAAGCGCAGCAGAAGACGAGAAGAGAGCGAAAGAGGAAAAATCAAAACAGCTGAAACTAACGCGCCAACTCCAAAGAGAAGAAGACCGTAGAAACGCCGAAGCAAAGCGTTTAATACAATCCTTCCAGACACAAGAAGAACGCCTTCAGAATCAGCTGCAAACAGCCGGCTTTCTACGTGAAGAGGGCGCTTTAACAGATTCTCAGTTCTCTGCGCTGTCAAAGCGCATTAGATCGGCTATGGACGACTTAAAAGACAAGACAAAAGAAACGACAGACGAGATGGGTAGAATGTTTGATCGCATAGCCGGCTCAATGGCAGACGCGATCACTCGCTTTGTAACGACTGGCAAGATGTCGTTTTCCTCGTTGGTCAACTCCATGATAGCCGACATCATACGCCTATCCGCGCAGCAGCTTATAACTCAACCTCTGGCAGAGTCCATCAGCGCTTCATTGAAAAAAGCCTTTGGCGGGGGTAAGGCGGGCGGGGGGCCGGTAAGTTCTTCGAAGGCGTATGTAGTCGGGGAGAAGGGGCCGGAGTTATTTGTACCCGGATCCAATGGCAACATCGTACCCAACCACGCTTTAGGCGGGGGCGGGAATACCGCTGTCATTGTAAACGATATGCGAGGCGCGGGCGCTCCTCCTGTGTCCACTACGCAGAGAATGAGAAACGGTAGGCGTGAAGTTGAGGTTACAATTACCGACACAGTACGAAAAGCGCTTAGGTCAGGCGATTTAGACACTGATTTGAGGCTAGCTATGGGCGGGGTGATGTAATGCCGACATGGCCGGGGGGTCTCCCACAAAAACCACTAATTAACGCCTACGGTGAAACCTTTGGAAATCACCTTATTTCTACACCTGTAGACGATGGGCCTCCAATAGTGCGCAAGTTTACGACATCAACGCCGGATATTTACACTTTCCGCTTTTTGATGACAACCGCGCAGCGGGTAACCTTCGAGACATTTTTTAAAACGACAGTCAACCAGGGCGCGGATACTTTCGATTGGGCGCACCCGATCACGGGCACAACGGAAACATGGAGATTCAACCCGCAGAATACACCGCGCTTTGTACCCGTACCGAACACTGACAAGTTATACGTCGATATAACTTTACTTTTACTATGAGCAATGGCAAGAACACTAAGCACGACACTAAAGCAAGCGATCAACGCAGAAAGCACCTCAGAGGTATTGTTGCCCCTGGTAACTATCGACCCGTCAGGGTCGCCGCTGCGGTTCGTAGACAATGGCGCTAATATTACATCGAACGGGGATACCTTTACGGCGTCCGCGTTTATGATTGATATTCCACCCGAGCAAGAGCGCAATATACCGCGTGCTGAGCTTGTCATTCAAAACGTAGACCAGAGTATTATACAAACAGCAAGAGCGCTTACCTCAGAGGTGGACGTAGATCTATCCATAGTTCTTGCAAGCGATCCCGACACAGTAGAGATAGGGCCGATCAGTTTTAAACTAAAGGCGATAGAATACGATAGACTCTTTATCGTCGCTGAACTTGCATTTGAAGATGTTCTCTCCGACACTTACCCATCAATCAACTTTACGCCTGACCACTTTCCGGGGCTGTTTTGAATGATTACAGCAGGTATCTATCAATCCCTTTTCTACCTTGCGGGCGTGATAGGCGGGGCGTCGATTGCTGGGGTCTTGTGTGTCTTATTTATAGTGACTACCTCCAGACCAAAATACCCCTATACCAGGGCGGGTATGAAAACACCACCGACAGGGAATCAGTCAGCAATACCATTGTGCGACATATTGGCGAGTGGGTGCCGGTGGATCCTCCTGCTATGTTTGATGTTGTCGTGTGGTATATATGCGGGAAACCGTTACATGTTGGGGTTTTAATAGATAGCGGTAGGTTTATTCATGCAGAAAGATCAGGCGTTAAAATTGAGAGACTCGACAGCGGAAAATGGAAGTCAAGAAACCGCGCTTATATGCGCCACAAGGTATCTGACAGTATCCGCGAAACCGTTTAAAACGGAGCACTATACAAGGGAATTTACGGAGCCCAAAAGCGTTCTTGATCTAGTGCTGGAAAATATCCCGCAGGATTTCTGGCCTTTCGTGTGTGTACAGATCAACGACGCCAAAGTACCAAAGAGCTATTGGGCGCGTGTGTATCCATCACCTGGAACCATAACAACGATCAACGTAGTACCACAAGGCGGGGGCGATAAGAACCCTGCAGCCTTACTTATAGGGGCGCTCACCCTTGGAGCCGGGGCAGCCCTAACAGCGCATATAGGCGCGGGTGGTACGTTTCTAGGGCTATCAGGTACGGCTGCTTTAGTTGCTGGAAATCTTGCTATAGGGTACGCGGGATACTTAGCCAATAAGCATTTTGTTAAACCGCCCAACCAGCGGCTGCCAAGTACTCCGCAGGACACCCCTATACAATCCATTACGGGGGTACAAAATAGAATCAATCCCTACGGCGCAGTACCTGTGACGTTTGGAAAAACAAAGATGTTCCCTCCGCTTGCTACTAAACCGTTTACGGAGATCATAGACAACGAGCAGTATTTAAGGATGCTTTTTGCTGTCGGCTTCCAGGATTCCAGCCATACTTTACATATCTCCGATATCAAAATCGGCAACACGGCGATAACGAACTATTCTGATTTTGAGATGGAATACGTCGTACCTTTTGCTGATATGAGTACAGCAGAACAGAATAGATGGTTTCCCAACATAGACGAGCAAGCATTAGCTGTGGCATTAACACAGGCTGCTGGATGGCAAACGCAGACAACAACGGCGAACACTACAGGGATACTAGTTGATATCACATTTCCCGCACTTGTCCAGTTCTCCACAACAGACGGCACAAAATCAAGCGTTTCTGTAGATTTTGAGATTGAATATAAAAGCAACGGGGGCTCCACCTGGTATCCTCTATCTAAGCACACGGGCGACCCGCAGGTAGTATCTAACAAGATGGGCACAGCTAGAAACGGGCACAGTGCCACAAACATCAGCGGAACCCTGTACGTGATAGGGGGAACTACTGTAAACGGCGGGACGGCGTACCTTAACACCATCGAGGCGTTTGATACATCAGCCGAGACATGGACAACTAAAAGCGCCACATTAACAACAGCAAGGCGATACCATTCCGCTGTCGCAGTGGGAACGTATATCTATATTTTCGGCGGGGAAACCACAGGCGGGACAATTCTTGATAGTGTGGAAAGGTACGACACAGTAGCCGACACAACATCAACATTCACAGCTATGCCCGACGCACTATCAAAGATGGGGGCAGCGTATTTCGTCAAACCAACCTCCACTGAGGTCATATTGATATACGGGGGCTGGGATGGATCCGCAGCAACAGACGCACTTTACGAGTACCGCGTAAGCGCAGACACATGGGGAACGGGAAGGCGCACATACCAGACGGGCACAAACGCAACTACAAAAAGAAAGCGTTTTGGATGCTCCATTCTTCCCGACCCGATGCAAAACAATCAGGCCTCTTGGCTTGCTGTAGTCGGCGGGGAAACGGCAGCGGGTACGGAAACAGACGACATTATGTTTGTCCAGATAGCATTTACCTCCAGTATCCCGCTTTTTCAGGTCGCGACAGACGCATACACACTCCCAGAGGCGCGCACCATGTTTTCTATCGGGTATGATGATACCGATCCTAGCTTTGCATATTTAGGCGGGGGGGTATCCGGCGGGGCAGCGTCCGATACATTCTATAAAATCAGAAGACGCGCACCGTTTAACACAAGCGCGCTAGATAGCCTGTCGTCTGCACAAACAGAGGTAACACTGGCCTCCGCAGATGGCAAAGTATACCCCATAGGGGGGTTAGTGAGCGGGTTATCAGTAACAGATATTGAACGCTTTAGTTCCGTTAAAAAGACGATCACAGGCGCAAGCACGCAGATAGTAAGGCGTACTTATTCCCTTCATGGTCTAGCGTCTGATACTTACGATATACGCATAAGAAGAACAACAGCTGACAACTCTGCCTCTGAGGTAAGCGATGACGCAACATGGTCAGCGCTGCGCTCAGTACGTAATGGCTCCGCAGTGACTAACTCTAACATTAGAACCCTGGCGCTAAGAATCAAGGCATCAGACCAACTCAACGGCGTGATAGACCAACTAAACTGTATTGTGGAAACGGAAATACCAACACACGACGGCGTAGCATGGAGTCAGAACGTAACAAGAAACCCTGCATGGGCATACGCTCAAGTGCTAAGGGGCGGGGCCGCTAAAAACGCGATTAATGACAACAGGCTGAACATTACACAAATAAAAGCATGGGCCGACTTCTGCGACGCCAAGGGCTACCAGTTCGATTATACCGTTGAAGGGAATATGCGACAGGCCGACCTCCTCGACTTGATAGCGTCCACGGGCAGGGCGTCGCGGGGTATGGTGGATGATTTACACAGCGTTATACAAGACACGGCACAGGCTACCCCTGTACAGATGTTTGGGCCGCGTAATATTGTCGCGGGATCATTCAAGGGCGGGATGACTTATAGGGAAGTTCCGCACGCGCTGAAAGTGCGTTTTCGCAATGAGGACGAAAGTTACCTGGAGGAGATCCGAACAGTATACCGCGACGGGTACAACGCAGATGGATCCGGGGGGGACACTGCAGCGACTCTATTTGAAGAAATGGAAATGCCCGGGGTGGTCAGTTCAGACAATGTTTTCAGATTAGCGCGCTACTTTCTGGCTGTTGGGGTATTGCGACCCGAAACATGGGTGTTTAGAGCAACCCTGGACGCTCTTTCAGCTAACAGGGGCGATAGAGTAAAACTCCAGCATGACGCGTCAAGTATAGGGCTAGGGAGTGCTAGGATAGTAAGCAGGAATACCTCATCAGGTAATGTCGACGATTTTACAATTGATCGACCTATCTCAACTGTTGTGTCGACCAACTATACAGCAACAGCAAGAGACAAAGACGGCACTATAACAACAGTGACAGTGACAGTGGCGTCGACAGCAGAGAATACCCTTTTTACGATATCAGCACCAAAACCAGTCGATACGCTTTTTGAAGTAGGCGATCTTGTTTTAGTAGGCGCGGAGAACGCGGAAGCTGTAAACGCTGTTATATCTTCAATTAGATATGTGGGCGACTTCATCGCGGAAGTATCGTGTGTACCTTATGATAGCGGGGTATATACGGCAGACACCGAAGCAATACCATCATATACAACAACGATCACATTAACACCGGAACAGATACGGCAGATACCAGACGACCCGACAATAGACTCTATTGTATCTGACGAGTTCGCATTAGAGCGCAACGGCGACGGTTCACTTGACTCCGGCGCGATACTGTATCTAAAGCCGTTTGTAACTCAGGGCGTAGCACCTGCGACCATAGGCGCGCGACACCGCAGGACAGACAGCACCAATGGGCCACATCAACACACGGCGCCTGTTAGCGCAGAACAGAACCAGATACGGATTGCGGGTTTAGAGGATGGCGTCGAGTACGATTTCCAAGTGCGCTATATATCAAAAGTTGGCGAGGTTTCCGGTTGGGTATCAACCACGCACACAGTGCAGGGCAAGCAGAATCCTCCTCCAGATGTTGCGAACTTGACCGCGACTGTGCGGGATCGCGGCTTATTGCTTTCCTGGGACAAAGTGACAGTGCCGGATTTATGGAAGTATGAGATACGTCAAGGCGCTTCATGGGCAGCGGGTACTGTTGTTGATATTGTAGACACTACAACATTAACGATTGATGCACTTACGGCGGGGAGCTATACGTATTACATAAAGGCGATAGACACAACAGGGAACTATTCGAATACCGAAGATAGTGAAAGTGTTACCATTGCCGCTTTAGGTGCACCGGGGGAAGTGAGCGCCCAAAGCGCATTGGGGAGAGTCCGGCTGTCTTGGGAAGCGCCCGCGTTTTCTAGCCCGCGAACAGAGCACGGGGTCAGGTATTACGTTATATACCGGGGGACGGAGGGGTCAAGTTTTTCTGACGCCACGAGAATAGGGACTATTGAGGGCTTGGAATACGAATATTTAGAGAAATCAAGTGAAGTTCATAAGGTTTTTATAACTGCTGTAGACTTTGGTGGAAACGAAGGCACAAGCGGGTCTACTGAGTTTTATTCCGATTCCCCATTTGAGTATACGCTAATTTCCAGCGCCCCGGTTCCACCCACGGTATCAGGGACGGCGTTTATTGAAGATTGGCACAGTCCAGAAAGATATTACCTTGGGGCCGACTCAACATCCTGGGTAGATGTTCATGCAGCAAATGGATGGAATTCCGTTCAAGATCAGATTGATTCTGGGAATACTTATTTTATTGAGCCCCTGGTGAGCAATGCGGTTGTCGCGGGAAAGCTCACATTCCCCACAACAATACACGGCGCCGTAGGAACAAAAAACTTAGCCGCTCAGATTACATTCAATCAAACGGCGGTGGATAGCGGTAATCTCGATTTACGGGTTCGATTTGTCACTGACCAGGGTATAATTTACCAAAACCAGCCGGACAATATTTATTTTGCCGACAATGTTTTTAGCTACTATTTTTATATCGAGTTTTATGGAGATGCTAACGCGCTAACGTATTTAGACACTGTCCGTTATGAGGTGAGCGCTATAAAAAAGCAAACTTCGGGCACATTAACAACATCAACAACTCCGGTAACAGGCAACTTAGATACCGGGGGCTCTTTTTCTGAGTGGCCTTCTGTTACGGCTAATATTATTGGGGGAAATACGGGGGACACTTTAAAGGTGAGAACAAATGTGGCATACGATCTTTTCACTGTCCGGGCGTTTGACTCAAACGGCACACAGGTGGTCAGGAAAGTAGACTGGCAAGCGAGGGGTTACTAATGGCAACGATAGATTTTAACAAACCAGACGCAAGCACAAGCGCGGTGGATGTTCTTGAAGATGTGCGCGACGATGCAAAGGCGCTTGCGGAGTGGTTAGACACCACGGAGCACACGCTAAACAACGCGCCGACATACGCCAAGATTTTAGGCGCTGTTAGTATTGCGTCTTTCGGCACGATGAACACATTGGAAAACCAGGGTAATACTTATTTCTCTGCCTCTGGAAGCGGTAAGGGGTTACATCTGTACGGGAACGCGAGTTCAGACGGGTGTGAACTGCTATTAAGCGCCCAAAGGAGCATATCGACAGACACTAACCGCTCTGCATTTGCCATTGATGCTTTTGACGGATCTATGCGTGAAATCCTGGGAAATCAAGATTTCATCATTAAGAGCGCCGACTATGCGACTAACACGAATCAAGCGATAAGACTAGAGGGTAACACTTTAGACTTTTATACGGGCGCCGATAAGACCGCAACGGCGTCCGCGATGCACATAGACTCTTCTGGTAAAGTTGGAATAGGCGCTGTATCAACAGGGCAATTGCTTTATGTCTACGGCTCTACTTCAGCAGTTATAGACATAGACAGGGGCACAGGTTCGGGCAATACCATACTACGCTTTAAAGAGGATAATGTCGTTCGAGGCCAGGCTTTTATAGATGGTGGAGACTCTGACAAATTTAAACTAAGGGTCGGGACGAGTACGGATTTTTTAGTCCCTTGAGAATTAAGAAGGTCTCCTCAATTGAGGGCTCATCGATGTCTATCTTCTGAAAGCGTCTGGATAGAGCTCGGTCTTTTTCGAAAAGTTTTTTGTATTCATCATAGGTTGTAGAACCTATGCATCGAATTTCACCCTTCGCTAGAGCTGGCTTGAGCAAGTTCGAGACATCCATTGATCCCCCACTAGTTGCTCCAGCTCCAATGATCGTGTGAATCTCATCGATGAATAGGATAGATTTTGGCTTCTGCTGCAAAGATTTAAGAACTGCTTTGATGCGTTGCTCAAAGTCCCCACGAAATTTTGTACCAGCTAAGAGTGCCCCGATATCAAGCGCATAAATCTCAGATCCTTCCAGAAGTTCAGGAACCTCTTGACGGAATATGCGTAAGGCAAGACCTTCCGCAATGGCGGTTTTACCAACCCCAGGATCACCTACGTAGATAGGATTATTTTTCCGACGTCTACAGAGAATCTGGATTGTTCGGTCTAACTCCGCATCGCGTCCAATCAAGGGGTCAATGCGATCTTCTTCAGCAAGCTTTGTTAGGTTTGTGGTGTAGTGTTTGAGGGCATCCTGCTCCCCACGTCCCTGGGAGCTTTCTTCTTCGTCTGTACTGTCAAAATTGTGGTTCTCTTCTTCATCCTCAACAGCTACCTTAGCAATTCCATGTGAGATGTAATTCAGCAAATCGAGCCTCGTGATGCCCTCTTTCTGCAGAAAATAGGAAGCATATGATTGGGATTCTCGATGAATTGCCACAAGGATGTCCCCAACGTCGGCAGATGCCTTCCCAGAACTATTAACGTGCATGATTGCTAAATGGAGAACACGTTGAACGGCTCTGGTTTGTTGAGGATTGGATCCCTCTTCTCGCATGGTTTCTTGTTGATCAAAAAATTCTTCCAGATCTTCTTTGATTCGATCAACGTTGCCTCCACAACTTCTAATAATTCTTACCCCATTGTCATTGTGCAATAGGGCATAAAGAATGTGCTCCACGCAAAGGTACTCATGGCGTCGATCCTTGGCTTCACTTTGTGCAGCCATCAAGCACATTTCTAAATCTCTCGTGAACATATGGGATTCCTGTCAGATCAAACTTCTTCCATACTTGCTTTGAGAGGAAACTCGTTTTGACGAGCCATCTCATGAACAGCTTCAACTTTGGTTTCTGCAACCTCATAGGAGTAGACGCCGCAGATACCGACACCAGTCTTGTGGACCTGTAACATAATCTGAATCGCTTCGTCAGCCGTTTTGTGGAAGACCGCCTCTAAAACACGTACCACAAAATCCATTGTGGTGTAGTCATCGTTATGTAGTAGGACTTTAAACTGAACCGGTGGTTTGAGTTTCTGTTTCGTCAGTGTGACGAGGTCTTCCTGGGGCTTAAACTGACTCATTCTTGTTCTTGGCTTACCGGGAAATTTCCTTTGTGATAATCCCAGAAATATGCAGATGAATTCCTAAATAAATTCAATAGTATACTGTTTAAAGCTGAGGGATTTGTCGTTCAGGTTCCTGTAGGTCTCATCTCTAACCCAGCACGAACTTCAGTACGCTGCTGACCAGGTTCTTGAATATAGACTCGGCTATCTGGAGGTACACTATGAGTTAGCCATACATTACCACCAATGATTGAACGGGCCCCCACAACAGTATTGCCCCCTAGAATCGTAGCGCCAGCGTAGATAATGGTTTCACGCTCAATAGTTGGGTGTCGTTTGAGGTGTGGTTCATTCTTATGCTGTATTGGACTGAATGCACCAAGTGTTACCCCTTGGTAAATACGCACTTGGTCGTGAATCACCGCGGTACCACCAATAACGATGCCAGTTCCGTGGTCAATCATCACACCACGTCCAATCCGGGCACCTGGATTGATATCAATTCCAGTCAATGAGTGGACATGCTCACTGAGAATCCGTGGCATTAGCGGGATTTGGTAGTTGTGGAGGAAGTGGGCAATCCGGTAAATGCTGAGGGCGTGTATTCCTGGGTAGGCCAGAACGATTTCCTTACGATCATTGGCGGCCGGGTCACCTGCAAAGGTGGCTTCGACGTCTTCAGCCAAAACTTCTCTCATTTCCGGAAGTGTTTCGAGCAAGTTGAGAGAAATTTCTTCTGCTCTTTCACTACAGGCGCCTGCTGGTGGCTGGGGTAATCCCTCCTGTCTGCTTTGCCAGCAGATCACTTGCTCCAGGTAGTCACGTAGTCTGTAGAAGATTGAGGCGCTTTTTTGACCTAACCAATAAGGTAAACTGATGGCATCAAGTTGTTCTTGCCTGAGCAAACCCGGGAACAGCAAAACCTGTAGATCATTGGCCAACTGGACGATGCTCTCTCGAGCAGGCAAGCCAGAGCAGCCAATGCTCTGAATTTCGGGATGACTATGATAGGAGTCCAGTAAGGCATCCACTGCCTTCCGAAGTCGTAACTCTGTTTGCATAACTAACTGAGAAGAATCATGACTGTTTTTCAGGATGATTTTGCTAATTTCAAACCTATCGGTAGTTCATCACCAAACAACCAGTTCTGCAAGTTGCTTTCTAGAATCTCCACAGTATCTCTCTTTGCTTCTTCGGTAAGTAATCGTACAAGGCTACCATCTTCATCATAGGATTCTACGAAAGCAATCAGTTCTTTTCGAAGATCTGGAGAAATATCTCTGTGTCGGTCTCCAGTAAACTGCCCCAGCTTAGTCAAAACCAATGGTAGCTCTTGAATCGGTTTTTGATGATGGATTTCAAGCAAACTTTGTATCCAAGATTCAACTTCTTTTGGAGGAATCACATACAAAGAACCTGCATGCACTAATTCACGTGAACCAAAGCGGGCTAGACAGAGTGCCTCAATCCCTGTGCTTTGCCCCTTTTCCAAGCGATCGAGTAACTGTTTACTATAAGTTCTCTTCTTCTCGTGTGGTACTGATTCTAGGTTGCTAAGTAACAACCACAATTCGTTGAGAGCGCTGGGAGAAATAGATGGGGGTCTTTTCCCTTTTGGGAGTTTCGAGGACCTTGGCTTACGATTCCCTTCGACCAATCGGTCTTCCAAAGATTTGAAGATGGCTTCTTGGGTTTGTGAAGGTAGCCCTGCGGCTACACGGCGACAAAAAATCCACCACTCAACTTCTACGTTTCTCTCTTTTCGAAACTGTGGTCCACGAGCAATCCATTCTGTTAGTTGCTTGATTCGTAGCTCATCATTTGGAAATCCAAATCCTGGACGCAGGCAGAATCCACAGATTTTCAGCCAATTCATTTCATGGTTTACAGAACGAACTCTAGTTCCCATTCCACTGAGTAATTGATCAGCAATTTCTCGCAAAAGTGGGAGTGGCCAACCAGATCGTGGGCCCAGTAATGCCTCCAGTTGTTTGTTTAGGCTCAAGGGCAGATTTTCTTGGCGGCTTCTCTTACCAAACCAGCTTTGCAGAGTCCTCTGAACATCATCCCAATTGCTAGGAGGTTCCCATTGATTATCAACAGTGATGCTGTGATCTGATTGAATTACCTCTGGTGCAGATTCTCGGATACGGAATTCAAGGCGCCACTCCTCACTTAAGTGGTGGTTAACACACTCTAGGCTAAGGGTCCCTATCTCATTCAACTTTGCTCGGAGTTGGATTCCCAGTGTTGTGGCTTTTTTGGGAAGCCGATTGCGGTCTATTCCCAGAAATGTCTGAATCGGTGGAAGTTCAGTAAAATCACGTTCCAATTCTTCTTGTTCAATTTGGATTATATCACCCAAGTGGTCCTGCGTTCGGATACTGGAGGCCCTCATCTCAAATTGAACAGGTTGATTTATAGCAATTTCAAGGGTGTGTCCCTGTACTTCCTGATATTCCTCGACAGAGGCTTGTTGGGGCAAGATGCACAACCAAGCTAGGTTTTGTGAACCCGGCTCCATTCCATCAACCAGCAGTGAGACATAGTAGCTTCGAGCGCTCCCTCCTTTGATTTGCAGACCTTTCCCCTCACGAACAAGATGGTAATAAGTTGCCCCTTTGGCAACAGCCAACTGCATTTGCTCTTGAGGAAGCACCTGAACACTTTTCTCAGTTTCTCCTAGTTGAGATCCCCATTTTTCCAGTAGACGCCGGATTTTCTTCTGAAGCAAAGAAGGCTCGAGTGTTCCACCGTTGAAAAGTACGTGAGTAGGAAAGCGTTCTGGTTCAATTTGGGAGCAGTGATTTCTTAAAAATCTGAGCAGATGTCGAGTAATTGCGGTGTCACTGGCGTATGGGAGTCCAAGGGTTCGCAATCCCTGAATCTTCTTGGCTGGTAAATCAGCATCCCAGTCCAGTTCAGGGAAAAAGCCATCCAAGATGATTTGTTCGAATTCATTTTGAGAAAGAATATAGTTCTTTGTCTTTCCAATCAGTCTGCTCCCTTGTTCAGCAATCGTTATCGGAAACTGATCCTGTTCAGTTGTCCAAAGAATTTCCTTTGCCCTTCTGCATTGGGCTGTGAGTGCCTCCCAAAGACGGGGGGATAGTTTTCTCTGTTGTCCTGTCAGTTGCTGTTCAACATGTGCTGCTAGGGCTAAATCCAAATTATCCCCGCCCAGTAAGATGTGATCACTGACAGCCAGACGTTCCATTTCAGGATTCTCTTTGGGATCTTCAGGTATCTTTACTTTGACGAGGCTGAAATCGCTTGTTCCACCACCGATATCAACAACTAAGACAATATTTTCGGAGTTTTTGAAATAATCTGATAATGTTTTTGGGGAATCACGGTCCTCTAAATTTTCAGCAATCCACGAGTAAAAGGCTGCTTGAGGTTCTTCCAGCAGAGTGACGGTTTTTAGTCCTGCCATTTTGACCGAACGCAGTGTGAACTCTCGGGCTATTTCATCAAAAGAGGCAGGAACTGTAAGCACAATTTCTTGGTCTTCCAGCCGTAGTTCGGTTCTGTCTTTGGCAATTTTGTGATTCCACGAATCTCTAAGATGCTGAAGAAAGAGCGAACTCGCAGCAAGTGGCGAATATCGTTTGAGATCTGGTTGGTCACTCTGAGGGAGAATCTCTGCTTCTGGATTTAAATTGTGGTAACATAGCCAAGATTTCGCAGAATGAATATTTCGCCCAGGTCGGAGCGCCTGCTGTTGCCGAGCCCATTCTCCAGTAGCTAAATCAGGTGCAGAATCCTCGGACCAAGGCAATTGAAAGCGGCCAGAAAGTTTTTCTTCTTGGGTCAATAAAAATGCATGAGAAGGTAAGGTCTTCAGATCATACCACTCACCATTGCCAATCCACTGTGGAATTTCAAAACAGTGCAGTTGATTTGTAAGATCTTCCTGGTCTAAATAGCAAAGAGCACTGTTGCTGGTACCAAGATCAATCCCGATTCTAAATCTCGATGTAGGCAATTTCATGATGTTTTCTTCAAAGGAGGCTGGATCTCATGATATGTTTAGATACTTGAGTGGTCATGGTAATTCTGGCAATTCGTTTGAACTTTTGGGGCAATCATGGAATAAGGTTGATCCTCTTCAAGTAACCAAAGCTTAAATTTCAAATCAACATGAAAAAACTTATAGCCATCCTGCTGCTTTTTGTATTTCTGGGAGGAAATACTGGAGTGGCTGAGGAAGACAAGCTCAATCAGGCGGTTGTTCGAGGGATTGTGGAGCGATTTACATCGTTGCACTATGCACAGGAGCCTTTAAATGATGAATTGTCCAAAAGGATTTTTCAGCTCTACCTAGATTCCTTGGATTCTGGACATTACTACTTCCTGGAATCTGATGTGAAAGAGTTTCGAGCTAAAGAGACCAGTTTGGATGACATGCTTCGGCGTGGTGATGTCACTTGGGCAATGGACGTCTTCACACGTTTCCTAACCAGGCTCAGTCAACGTCAAGCGATGCTGGAATCTTTTCTGGAAGACGAGTTTGACTTCGACAAAGATGGTCAATGGAGAATTGATCGGAAAGATGAGCCCTATCCTAAGAATGAAGATGAAGCGAAAGAGACTTGGAGGCTGAAAACAAAGTTTGACCTACTGACGCTCAAGTTGGCAGGCAATACGGATCAAGAGGCCAAGGACCGCTTACTAAAGCGTATTCGATCCATATGGAAGGATTATTCTCAGTACACTGACGACGATGTAATAGCGCTTTATCTAAATGCCCTTACACGCGCCTATGATCCTCATTCGACTTACATGGCTGCAGAGGATCTGAGGAACTTTGATATTTCGATCAAACTCTCTTTGGATGGTATCGGTGCGGTGTTGCGCTGGGAAGATGGCTATACCGTTGTGAACTCGATTATTCCCGGTGGTGCAGCCGCACGGCATGGGAAATTGGCTGTCGATGATCGAATCATTGCAGTGGCACAAGGGACAGAGCCATTCGAAAGCGTCATTGATATGCGCTTGAATGACGTCGTTGAACTGATCCGTGGACAGCGTGGGACCACGGTTCGTCTTCAAGTTATGCGCAAGAATGAAAACGGATTTGATACCCTCAATTTTGCGATTGTTCGCGATAAAATTATTCTGAAGGACGGTGAAGCCAAAGCAGAAATTTTTGAACCGACCGCATCAACGGAGGAAAGTCCCTCAGCCTACAGAATAGGTGTTATTGAACTTCCTTCGTTCTATGTTGATTTCAATGACCGACGCCAGAATCCAAACAACTACAAGAGTTCATCCCGCGATGTTCGAGCTCATTTGGAGCAATTTAAGCGGGACGGTGTGGATGGAGTGATTTTAGATCTTAGAAACAATGGCGGGGGTGGTCTTGACGAAGCTATCACGATGGCTGGATTGTTTGTCGGACGTAAGCCAATCGTCATTGTGCGTCAGGCCAGTGGTGCTCGGATTACAGTCCATCGCAGTCGAGAAGAAGCTATTTACGAAGGCCCACTATTGGTCATGCTAAATCGCTTCAGTGCATCTGCCTCCGAAATTCTTGCAGGAGCAATGCATGACTATCAACGAGCTATTTTAGTGGGTGACCGAACAACATTTGGTAAAGGTACTGTACAAAACATTGTGCAACTTCCTGAGGGCTATGGGGCACTGAAAGTGACCATTGCTCAATTTTATAGGGTCTCTGGGTGGTCCACTCAAAATCGTGGTGTGGAAACAGACATGATCTTGCCATCCATTAATAATGCTCGTGATCTTGGGGAATCCACTTTAGAAAATGCGCTTCCTTGGAAAGCGATTTCACCAATCTCCTACACACCGGTCGGTAACATTCGACGCTACATTAATGAGTTACAGCAGTATTCAAGTGAGCGGCTTTCCAAGGATACAGATTTCAAAGAAATTGAAGAGAATGTTCAGGAATTTTTGACCAATGTGAAACCGTTGGAGTACACAAGTATTTTGAAAATGCAGGAAGACGCAGCAAAGCGAAAAGAGGAGAGAGACGAAGAGATGGCTAGTGCCCGCAAGACGATGGAGAATACCACACAAGAAGATTCTGAGGAAGTGACGGCTTCAAATGAAGAA